AAGTGTAAGTTTGGTAGTAGTTGCATCTGCTTTAAATTTAGCAGAAGTAGAGTCGTAGTAAATGATAGATCCATCAACTTTGTTAGTTGAATCTAAATCAAGACCTGTACCAGCAGGGCCAGTAGCTCCTTGCGGCCCCTGAGTTGCCACTGTGACGACAGAAGTCTCTCCATTAACAGTAACTGTATTCTTTTCAGTTGTAATGTTTACAGAGGTCATGTTGATGTGTAGCCTTCACTTACAAATATAGTACCCTCTAAATAGTATTCTTTGTTGCCCGATCCATCTACTAATAAAACATCATATTTTAAGACATCTGGTTTAAAATCAGCAGTCTGCACATCTGTTAAAGCAATACTTACCGAACCTGCTGATCTATCTGTATAAGTTGTTGTGAAATCTGCATACTTAAAACTTCGTGTTTCTTCCCAAACCTGTGCAGCAACCGTAAAACCAGTCAGATCTATCGCATTATTATTACCGTCTTTGAATAACAAAGGGATCGTATGATCTGATCTTCGTTGAACAGTGAAGTTATACGTCCCAGGTTGAATTGCCATTAGCTACCTTCTAGTACAGCCACTTTAGCCTCTAATGTTTCTATCTTAGCAACTGCCTCCTGTAATGCTTTTGTTAAAACAGAAACTATTGCATCCATGTTAAGTGATTGTATCGATTCTCCATCTTTTTCACCATTTACAGCACTTGGTATTACCTCTGATACTTCATGTGCTATAAATCCTTCTCTAGTTACAGCGTCACCTTTAAAAACTTCATAATCTTTAAATTGATAAGATACAGGTCTTAGTTGTTTTATTTTATTAATTGCTGATTCTGTTTGTGTAACAACATTTTCTTTTATTCTGTAATCAGAAGATGTCATGGTCACATTCCCTACATGAGTAGTATCAATCCAGCATTCCAAAGCGGTACCTGTCCAATAAAAGTTATATAGATTAGATGTTGTGGCACTAGCATTAATTCCTGTTTTACCTACTATTCCACGAGGTAAGATATCTCCACTGATAGGTGATCCTCCTCCTATATGTTCATCCCATACAAAGCCACCAACGGAGTTGAATTTCCACCTAAATACACTTGTATTATTTGAAGAATTGCCTAACTTAAATTTAATTTCACCGCCATCTGTAGCAATAATTTGCAATGCACCTGTTCCTCTATGCTCAATTTGAGATCCTGTATCTGCACCAGCGATTCTCATGAGACGTAATCCACGATCTAAATATGTTTGATCAGCAGTTAAATCTATATACGCACTTCCAGAAGAATCAGAAGCAGTATTCTTTATATTTAGTATTGTGTCATTAGAAGTTGATTTTTGTATTGTTACATCCTCCAACACATGCAGACCAGTGTCAGGAGCAGTTGTACCAATTCCAACTCGTCCATTGCTTAATATGGACACCTTTTCAGATGCCCCATGAAAAAAACCAATCCTGTCATCGGCTGGCAATCCCATACCAGTTTGAGTTGCAGTACCCGAATTATTTAAAAATCTATAACCAGGACAAGAACTGCTACCAGGTACAGCAAGATGAGTACCTGCAAATCCACTTACCTGAGATATATCCATCAAAGGATGAAAGCTTGAACCATTGTGAACTTTTAATTGGTTGACAGTACCCGTTTGTGCGATTGTCATGTAATTTATTAAAGTATTAGCCCCTGCTGCTGGTAAATTACTATCACTATTATTGCCTTTTATAGCCTGTAAATTTGTCTGTATATCTTCTCTTACAGTTTGACCGTTTGCATTTGCTATTACTGTATCCGTGTTAGCCATCTAATTTTACTTATAATATATTTCTATTATATTACACCTTTTTACCAAAGCCAGTAGCAGTATATGTAAACTGTTTTCCTGTAAGAGAATTATCATTATTATCATAAAAAACAACCTTAAATGAATTTCCGCCTATTTCAGTCACTTTAAAGTACTCACCAGTTTCCAAGTCTAATGGGTTAATAGTTACAGATGGTAAGGGAGCAGTAAAACCTGTAGAAGCATTTTGGCCTGTGAAAAATCCATTGGTAAACGTATATTGAGTGTTACTTGTTGTAGTTAGCGTATCACTTGTTTCAGTTCTTGAGTCCATTAAAACTCTACTACCTAATGTATTTTTATTTTGATCTCCAAGAATGATTCTTGTATTTGCTGTTGATGTTGTAGTCTTTAACTTTAACTTGAATTTAAAATACTGACCTGTCAAAGTCGTTTGTATAAAATCATTGGGACTGGTATAAGTTGAATTATCATCACTTGTTTGAATCTCTACTGAGGCAGTGGCATTTTCTAAAACATCGCCATCAAACCTTGCTAATGCATCAACACCACCACCAATAACTGCTCCCTCAGAATTAAGAATTACTGCTGGAACATAAGTATCAAAAGAAGAATTATCATTGAAACCTTCAAACTCTACAATACTTTCAAAAGTAACTCCTGAAAACTTAGCTCCTAAATTTAAAACAGTATTAAATTCATACTCACCTTCTAACACTCCCGTATCTCCATCCAAAGTATTAAAATCATTGATCGTATCTATAAATGCTGTAATTGAATCAATCAGGATATTACTTGCATTTTGATTAATTTCCATTCCATTATTATTAACAGTTAATGCAGTTTTCGAGCCACTAAATCCTGTATTTTCTTGGATCGTTCCAATTAATTTTTTATCTAAGATATCTGCTTGAGATACTATAAAGCTGACACTATTATCTGACTGTACTAAAGTTTGATCTTGATATTTTATAAGATATTCTCCCGCAAGCAAAGATACTGTATGAGTAGTCTGCGAACCATGAACAATAGCTATTACTCTAGAATCTCCCCATGATGCATTACCACTTGAATCTGAATTATATTTAATAATTACATGACCATTGCTAGTCACATCAATATCACCAGATAAAGGCCATGTTAATGTCAATGTTGATGACAAAACATTGATTTGACCATTAAGCTTGGTTGGAGATGATGGTGCAGCAAATAAACCTGCATTTGTTAATTCTTTAATTGTTGGACTCTTTGTTATTTGACCTACTGCATTAACTGAATAAATTTCAACTCTATAAATACCAACAGATGCATTTTCGATTTCAAAGATTAAATCTTCAGTTGTAAATTCGTCTAAATATTCTCCAAACTCAGCATTTGGGTTACTCACTACTGTTGGTTGGCCTAATATATTTGTCTGTTGATTACTGACAGAACCACGTTTAAATTTATACTTAACTAAATATTTTTGTATTCCAATAACATTTGAAAAACTAACTGTAAAAACAGATATTACTTGCCCTTGTTTTTCTCTTAAATTAGTAACACCACTTATATCAACTGGGCCACCTCTATCAGTATTTAAAATACTTGTTCCTCTATTTGTTGTCTGTAATTTTATGTTTTGTAGGTCATTTAAGTCATTTCCTAAATCAATATTTGCATATTTCTCGAATTTATATGGAATACCTGTCATCTTGTACAAGATTCCATCTTGTTCCTCTACATCGACTATTCTAAACAGTTGCGATTTAATGCTATTTTCAATTAACCAAACAGTATTAGCTTGAAAAGTGGCATTAGTACTAGGTGCTAAAGGAGAAGATAAAGTTACAACTTTACCACTAATACTACTAATATTGGCTACTCTTGCTTTTCCAGCACTGTCCAAAATTGAAATAGTTCTATCACCAACAGTAGGTAAATCAGTTGAATTACTATCATCTATCGTTAGGGAAGTTAAGTTATCACTTCCATCTAAAGTAACAACACTTACTCTACCTGCTCTTCTTATACCTGCTCTTACTGGATCATTTATTCCAACCACCGATCCTGGCCTTACTACAACACCACTTTCTATGGAAACATCAAAAGTAACAACATCTGTTTCGTTGTTTTCTGTCCACAAAATACTTCGACCATATCTAACTGCCTGATAAAAAGATGTACAACCAAATGCCCTTACTTTTTTAATATTATGTGTCTTTGCAAAAACCGTATTATTAGTAATCACGACAGTATCAAACTGTCTTGTATCCATATTAAAATACTCAATAACAACTTTTCCATGCCTAGTTTTAGCACTTACTCCCGAATACGAAAATCCGTTTATAGTATTAGCTAATGAAAAAATATAAGTTGGAGTTGTATTAGTAATTAAATCAGTACTGTCATAATTTATAGGTCTATCTTGTACAAGTGTAAGTTTTCCTCCAGACCATATAGGATAACACCTCATTACTCCACAAATTTGTTTAATAATTTCAAAAGCCTGTACAGATTTATTAATAACTCCACTAAAAGCAAATCTAGGTTCTTTACCATCAGGAGTATCTACTAATTGAGCAGAATATTTACTTGCTTGAAAAAAAGAAAATAAATCTACTTCTTTTTCTTTGATGTAGTTTCCAAATCCATACCTAGTATTTAATAAAAGATCTAACAGTATAAAGGCTGGATCTGTTGTCCAAAATACATCTGAAGTTATCTCTCCACAAAATATATAATCTGATGGATATTGTATTCTCCCGTTACCTGTTATATCAACAGTAGGTGTAACACCATTATTTGGTAAAGGGATTCTTACCTTTACGCCTCGATAACGAAATGTTCTTTTTGGAATACTTTGAAACTCATAAGCATCAAATTTTAAAAAACTATATGCAGTGTAAGGATAACTAAACTGACCATCTTGTATATGGACAAGAGAGCCTCTTCCATTATCAATTCTTACATCAGTAGATAAAGTTGCACCTTGATAATCTGATTCAGGTTTTTGTATTTCTGTAATAGAAGAAAGAAATATGTCATCTTGTATCTGATCATTATTATCATTAGATGCTGTAATTCGTTCCACTGTAATTCTTAGAGGATATCTCTTATGCACATCTCTTCTAAAACTCTCTGTCTTGAAAATATGCTCTCTCCTATACTGATCACCAGTTCTACCATCAAAAGCACCAAAAAACACTTGACTACGAGATGGGTCTGCTTCAACTCCTACATATTGAAAAAATATTTTATATTCTACTTTTCTTCCTAATAGATCACCTTTATCATTAGATTCTTGCAAACTAGGAGTACTTAAAGTAACTTTAACTGCTTCTGGAGCTAAAGATTGAGTTGACGATAATGAAGGTCTTGGAACTGTTATATCGAAACTTCTTGAGGTAGCTTTAGTTACTTTTAGGTTTATGGGGTTAATTTTTTCAGTCTGCAAAACCCCCATTGTAGTTATTGTTGCTTGATTTTCTGATCCTCGTCTTACATCTAAAGATGATGTGTTATTACCGAAATTATTAAAATTAGCACTTTCACTATCTTTGTTTCTGATTGGAATATCATCTAAGAAAATATCTTCTTGAGCAGCTTTTATATATTCTTTCCTATCTTGTTCAGAAAGTTGATATATTTCTTTATTTGGATTCAGCTTATTATTTAATAATTTAGATGGAGTTGCAAAACCTTCTGTTAAACCTTCTGAAATAATATCAATTACTTTTGCAATTTCTGAACTGTTTAAAGTATCAGGTTCTCTGGTAGGTTGTCTTGGGCCTCCAAACTGACCAGCTATAAAAGTTTTTTTCTTTTCAGTCATAATTTAATCACTTACTTGTGTTCCTCTAATTACACTATAAAGAAAACCGCCAAAACAATAATTAAAATGCGAAATTCCTTCGTCTGGATTGTTATTTTGATATTGAATCCCACAACTAGCAGCATCTTGATTAGGAATCATAGTAGTACCATTGAAAGCTCTATCCTCTTGTAGACTACCTGGATAGAAAAATTCATTTTGAGGGCCATTTACAGGTAAACCAAAATTAAATTGATTTTTATTATTATTTTTAAAATTATCTAATATTTCATTGTAATCATCAGAATTTATTGGATAATCTTTACCTGAATAATGTGTACCATTAAAAATAACCTCTGTAGATAATGAAGTTGAATTATATTTACGAAAAATTCTATAATATGTTAAGTCATTCGAATCTTCATTATTGTCAAAATAGCTAGTGTCCATACCAAAACTTGCATTATATTCTTGGTCATCATTTAAAGGAATTGAAATTGTATTACCATCTTCACCTTGAATAGTGCTTGTCGGGGTATTATCACTTTCACCGAGATCAGAAGTATCTATTCCAGCACTTGCAACTATAGAACCAACTATATATTCACCATATACAATAGGTATTGGAACTGTAGCAAGCGTAGTATTAACAGCATTAGAAAAACTAGCTGACAAAGGATCTTCTGCTTCTGGCTTCTGTTCTGGTGTGAATAAATCAGAAATACCTGATAACACTAGATAAGCTCCTATATAAGCTAATCCTTTAGTAAAAAATGTTCCTCCAGTAAACAGTGCCCCACCACCAAATTTTAAAGGGGCAAACGGTACAGTCGTAGGTACGAGAAAAGCCAAACCAATCAAAGCTGCTCCTAATAATATTTTTCCAAACCCTCTTCCGCTTCCAGCTATTACAGGTATTATTTTTATCTCAGCAATACCCACTGGATCGTGTAATTCAGTTTTATCTATATCTACATTATTTACACTGACCCTATAATATTGATTTGCCATCTCATGTTCCAATAATGGAAAATTAGATACTAAAAATCTTACAGCTTCAGCAGTATTACTAACTTTTGCATCAAAAGACGAATTACCAGTAAGCTCTTTTAAATGACCATATAGTTTTATTTTAGTCAACATACCTATACCTCTTATGTGTACATTTTATATAAAATTCACTATAAGGTTCAACACAACTTAGTCTTTCATTGCAATGATGTGCAATATTTGAATCACCGACATAAACTGCTACATGACTAGGTTTTGGATGCAAAAGCTTCATAAGAAAAACATCTCCCTTTTTCGTTGGTTCATAATTTCTAAGTTCTCTAAATCCAGTACGCCAAGCATAACTTTCAAATAAAGGGTTTTGTAAAAATTCTTCAGCAGTTAATGTTCTTTCGTAATCTTTTAAATTTATATTCTTTACTTCTTTATACCAATCTCTAATAAAAGTGTAACAGTCAGTAAGACCCCAAATCCAAGGTCTACCGTACAGTTTTGGTTTATAGCCATTAGGTTCAAGCTTCGACCAAGTATTTTCTAAAGGGCTATAAATATACCAAGGAAGTTTTGATGCTTCACAACTAATTTTATCTGCGTCAGATGGTTCAGAAGATCCTTTTGGATGACTATGGAAAATAGCAACTATTTGACCTTTTTCTTCACAAGCAGCGTAATTATCAGGATTTATTATAAAATTGTTTTCATCTTTGGAATAATTAACACATTGAAAAAATACTTCTTTACCTTTTACATTAACAACTAAACCACAAGCTTCTTTTGGACTTTCAAGCTTACTATCTCTTATAGCTATTTGTTGCCACTGTTTCATCCTTTAAAAACCCCTGCTGATGGAAAATGATCTCTGCTTATTAATCTACGAGGACATTTTATATTTGCCAAATCAAAATTTGCAGCTAATTCAAATTGAACCACTTCTCTATTTTCTTCACTTTTTCTATCAATAAAATATATTTCTTGAGGAAACTCTGGATAAGTTGAATCAAAGGCATTATAAGAAGGAACTATACCTGTAGGGTAGTTAGAAATTGGTAAGAATTTTTCTAATGTTCTTTTCCTTGTAACTTTTGCACCTGTGAGATCATTGTTAATTAATCCTTCACTTGAAAAACTATCACTAAAAGTATTAAATGCATTAACAGCAGTTAAAATAGTAGTAAAAGCACCTAATGCATTAGAAAAAGTTAGTGTAGGTCTAGGTAGTTGTCCTCTGCCAAATTTAAAACCTTCAGCTTTAACGGGTAAAGAAACGTATTCTACAAGTTCATTACTCCCATTTGCTTTTGTCCATTTAATAGATCCAAAGTTATTATTATTTGTTCCATCATGGAAATAGTAACTTGTAGATATTCCTAGTAAATTAAGTTGTTTTGGATCATAATGAATATTAGGTATAAGATCTAATTGAAATAATTCAATAATCGCAGAAGGATTTGACTGCTGTAACTCTTTAGTAATTTTTATATCAGAATTTGATACTCCTTGAGTCTGATCATTAGAACTAGGGCATGATGTCATGGTTCAAATACCTCCCTAAATGTTGCCTGTATCGTGGCTCTATTTACATAAGGAATCTGTTTGTCATAACCTTCACACACAAATTTAGATGAAGTAGATTCTCCAGGAGGTGTAAAACTAAAACTTTTATTATCCAAAGCTCTAGCATCAAAGAAATCTTCAATTTTTGTTGCGTCTGCTGCTGATACATCAAAGGTAAGATTATAAACTTTTGGATTTTGATGACTTGCTAATCCAAAAAGAATCCTTTGCTCAAAACCATCTGCAAAACGAATTGTTCTAATATTTGGAGAAGAGTTTTTTCTTAAATTATAGATTGGAGTAGTACCACCAGTTGTCGTTCCAACATCAGCATCATTAAAAGTAAAAGTAGTCATTAGGCAAGTAAACCTCCAGGTCTTTTCTGTTGTAATATTTCAGATTGTACTGCTGCTGAGATAACACGACCAAGTTCTCTTCCTTGTTGTTCATCACCTTCAACAGAAGAACCAGAAGCATCTACGTTTACAACTACATTTGTAGAACCCCCAAGAGCATGGTTTGGGGTAACTGTTCCTGTAACTCGTGGAGTAAACATCTCAGGCCCACGTTCTCCTACAATATATGATTTGCCAGCCTTTGCAGTACCACCAGTGGCTAAAAGTCCACCAAATAAATTTCCAAATAATCCTCCACCTTTAGTTAAATTACCAGCCACATTTCCAAATAAACCAATATTTAAAAAAGCATCTGCCATCTTATTTAATACGTTTCTAAAAGCATCATTCAAACTATTTGCTCCTGTTATTAAACCTTTAATAGCAGTACTCATCTCTGTTGCTAATAAGTTTTTAATATCTTCGGTAATTTTCTTTTGCTCCATTAAACCATCAATTCTTAATTTGTTATTAAATGCAATCTTAAAAGCCTCTTCATCAAATGTTGCTAACCGTGCCTTATCAAACCCTAATGTTTTCTCAGCTAGAAAAATTTCATACTCAGATCCAGTAAGTTTAATTTCATTTAATTGATTTTGTAGTTCTAAATTTTTGGTAACAGAATTAGCACTTTCTTTGATTTTATTTATTCTTTTAACTTCTGCATCTGCAAGTTTTTTTTCTTTCGCTTCTTGTTGTTCTAGGTTTTTTCTTTCTCCTTCTAAAAACTTTTCTAATTCTTTTTTATCTTTTAATTTTGCTGCCTCAATATTTTTATCAAGTTCATTGAGCTTTATTGTTGCGTTTAAATTAGCTATTTCTTTCCCTTTTTCATTGTTCCCTACTCTTTCTAATGCCAGTAATTTTTCACTTTCAATAATTCCTTGTTTAATCTTTACAACTTCTTCATCTAAAAGACTACCACTGGATTCTTGTAAAGCTATTCTTTGATTTAATATATCTATCTCAAACTGTGAAAAGTCTTTGGTTTTTGGACCTTTACCATTAGTAATGGAATCAATTTGTGTTTGAAAATCTTTGTTGTTTAAATCTCTTTGTCTTGTAATTATTTGATTTTCAAAATCTTGAACTGCTTTAAAATTAGGAGCAGTGCCACTTAATAAAAATCCTTTACTTGCTTGTGTTCTTTTCTGTAATAAATCTTTGATAATTGGATCATCTGACCTTTGTGCTTGTTTAAACAAGTTTTGTCTTTCTAGTGCATTAGTTAAAGTTTGTAAAAACTTTATTGAATTTAAAAGTTCAGCAACCGCCACTTGCATTAAAGTCATAGCTTTTGCAAACTCATTACTTAATTCCACAGTATCTTTACCAAAAGTTTCAAGAGAATCAACCCCATCTTTTCCAATAAGCAAGGTAAGTTGTTCAGTTGCAACTTCTAAGGCTTTTGTCTCTTGTCCAGCATCTCTTAACTTTTGAATTAATTCAGCAGTTTTCGTTCCTTGTATTCCTAATGAATTTACTATTACGTCTAAATCAGGTTTTAAAGGATCTAAAGCTAGACCTAAATTC